TCCAAACTCACAATTATTAGCAAACTTTTTATTTACAAATATCTTGTTGTCTGGTTTATCTTTTATTAAAATTTCTTCTTCTTCTTTCCAGTTTATATTATACATAAACTCATAACTTCCCCTTGCCACATCCTCACTTTTGCTTTCTTTTATTTTGTTTAATTCGTTTAATTGTTTTGATAGATTTTTTGCTGTTTCGCCAGAAAGTTCTATTTTTTTTCCATCTATTGAAATGTAATTTTTCATATAGTTTGTTTACATCTTTTTTTGAAAAGATACAAAGTGTACAAGTATGTATAAGTTAGGCTTATTTCCATTTGCATCCCCCCTTTTAAAATGTATAAGTTATTTAATTACATTGTGGGGGGGTATATTATTTTTGATGTTCTCCTTCTACACCTCTTTCTATTCTTTCGTTGGTTCTTTCATTGAGCCAAAATATAGCTTCTTGCATTTTTGTAATTGCGATTGAATTTTCTCGGCAAGAAAATTTACTATTCAAGTCCTTTAGCCTTAAAATGGATATACGCAACATTTCTTCAATAGTTGTTCCGTTCTCAAATGTTTTGTCTGGATTCATCTTATAGAAAGTAATCTCTTGAAACTTCAAAGTGTCGTCAGCTTCTCTTCTACAATTAAAAAGGATGTATTTGTTTTTTTCTTCTGGAGGTTCTTCTAATTGCCCATCTATTCTGCCTTGTGGTTTATTATCTTCCATATATTTTGTTTTACTCATTATTGTTTTTGAATAAAACGGTTAGGTTATTTTTTTATACTTTACTCCGTCAACGGTAATTATGTCTTTCCCACTATCTACTTTTTCAATTCCAGTAATAGCAGTAAAGATTGCCCAATCAAATTCTTTTATCTCGCTTAGCTTTTGAATTTTATTGGTATCTAACTTTTTCCATTCTTTTTCCCAATCACTTTCTTTTAATTTTAATTTGAAATCACCCATTATTTCTTTAACTTCCTTGAGGATTTCTTTATATCTTTCTTCTCCGACTTCTTGATTGAATACTCTCCATCTCTTTTGTTGGAAAGAATCTTTGTCGTTGTACTCTTTTGCAAAACAGAATAAATTATACTCTGTCATTTTAAGATTTTTGCAGAAATCGCAGAGATTGCAGTAATTGCAGGAATCGCAGAAATCGCAGGAATCGCAGGAATTGCAGTAATAGCAGTAATAGCAGTAATAGCAGTAATTGCAGGAATAGCAGGAATAGCAGTAATAGCAGTAATAGCAGGAATCGCAGTTTTCATTTTTCATACATTTTACTTCCCCTTTATTTTATTTAGGGTTGGCGGTTAGGTTATTTTTTTTATCAAAGTCCTTACAAATAGAAATAAAAAGCTTCCATTCTTCTATTTCATCTTCTGCAAATCTTATTAGTGTTTTAAAATCTTTTTTATTTAACTTTTCTAACTTTTTCTTTTTTAAGATTTCTGATAACTTCTTTATTGTAAGTATTTTTACTTCTTTCATATATTTTATTTCTAATTAGTTATTGTTTTAAGCTTAAATTTAACTAAAGTTTAACTTGAAATTTTCTTCCTTTTTGGTTTAAGTTATTGTTTTATTTCTAATTAGTAAACTATTTTTACATCTATGATACCTGCTCTATATCCTAATTTTTGTATTCTTCTTACCTCTTTTTCAAATTTTGGTTTTAGATTATTTGCAATATATTGGTTATCGGTAGCAACGAGTGTAATTCCCCAAGAGCCGAGAACCGCTTTGCCTTTTTTTTTAAATTCTTTTCTTTTCATAGTTTTATTTAGTTATTCTTTCAAATTCTTCTTGTGTATATGTTGTAGAATCGGAATAACACCAGAATCCTCCTGTCATTTCTTTCTTGTAAATAAGAACACTGCCGTCTTTCTTTTCTGCTTTCATAATGAGATATTCGCATTCCTTAACGCATCCTGCTCCCATTAGAATTAGTGCTGCTAATGGAAGTAATAATAATAGTTTTTTCATAGATTTATTTATAGTTATTTATTAAGGTATCTCTTGGTATATTCTTCAGCTTCATCTACTTCATTAAATCCATATTGAGTTTTAAGGAGTCCATCTTCATGCGGAATAAAACTTAATTTAAATTCCTCATCTTTATTTTCTTGTATATATCTTTTTATTATTTTTGTAAAATATATTTTAACTTTAAATTTACTTACACAAGGTTCTATTTTCACCAAATAAAGACCAATGAAAAAAGAAACACCACACATATAATCTTTTAAATTTTTTCCTTTTTTATTCTGGTAAAGTCTTTTTCTTGTTTTCATAACTTTAATTAGTTTTTCTTTTTTTCATAAATTTATTAAGCTAATTTCAAATCTTGTTTATCTTATTTGCGTACGCACAAAAAACAACCACACAAAAAACATCTTTTATTTTTTTTGTGTTCATTGATTGTTTGTCCAGATTGTATTTCTAATTTATTCTTTACTCCACAATTAAAACAGACCTCGTTTACTATATAAATTTTCATAGTTTTATTTATTTCAGTTTTTTCATAGGATTAGTTTTTGCTTTATGATTTTTTTTACTAAATTAAGACAATAATTAAAAGCTCCATTTTCTCTTTCAATGTATTGTTGAAATTTATCTAATGAAATTTTTCTTTCTTTCGGTAATTCCTCTAACACCTCTTCTAAAGCTTCTTCTTTTACTTTTGTTATTTGGGTTTGAATAAAATCTTTTATTTTGCCTATCTCGTATTTATTGTTGAGACAAAAATACATTTTAATTTTTTCAAATTCTTTTTCCCAGTTGTTTTTCATAAACTAATATAGTGTGTAATGTTTGTTCAGTATCTGTGTTTGTCATATTCGTTTTTATTTTTCGTGCTTACACTTTTCCGCAGATTTTTTATTATCGTGATGTTTTTTGCAAATTAAACATATCCAACAAGTAGAACAAGTATCGCAAATATAATTTCTTTTTATTGTTTTTTTCATATGCTAAATAATCTCTTCCAAGATTTTTACTTTATATTTCTTTCCGTTTTGACCAGTACCACACAAAAAGTAATTATCTAGTGCTTTTTTATTGTTATTATGTTCAAGTTCTAATAGTTTTGTTTTCAGTTTTAGGTAGTCATTTTTATTCCATTTATCCCATTCTTGGTTTTCGTAAGTGTATGTGAGTGAGGTTAGTAGTAGATTGATTTGGTCTTTATTTAGTTCTATTAGCATAAGGTTATATTTATTGGCTTTTACTTGTTGTTTATATTATTGTTCATATATTTTGTAATTTTATATCCATTTTCTTTAAGCAAATCCATAGCCTCTTGCATCTTGTCTTCTTCTTCTTCCAAAACAGGCTCTAAAGCTTGTGGGGGGAAAAACCAATAAAATGACTTATCTTCGTTATACATTTTATAATAATTTAGATACTTATCTTTTATCTCACAAACTTTCCCGACCATTTCTGATATATCATTATTCCAATATCCTGCATCAATCCTCTCTATAATCTCCTCAGCATTCTCTCGTATTCTAACTTTGTCGCCTGCTTTGAACCATTTCTCGGGTTCAAAGTAAAAAGTTTCCACGATTGTCCAGTTTTTTGAATATTCCTTTATTTCTTTTTCTGTGTAGCCAGAAAAAGTTCCAATATAGTTTTTTGCATCTTCTAAATTATACCACCAACCGCTTCTTCTATAGTTTTCATTACTATCTTTGAATGAGGCAATAACTTGAAATTTATCGTTTTCATTTTGGAGTACTACGAAGTATCCGTGTTGTAGGTAATTTATGATTTTGTTGTACATATAGTTTTTTATGAAGTTTATTTAGTTATGATAATTTCTTGATTACAAAACAATGACATTTATCTAAAATCTTTTTTTCTTCTTTTTTAGTTTTGCCACTTTTTGATGCATTCCGCGCACTCCACGCACTCCACGCACTCTCTGCCGCACACTCCGCACTCTCTGCCGCACACACCGCACTCCACCATGCACTCTCTACCGCACACTCCGCACTCCTTGCTGTACTCCACGCACCCTCCGCCGCAATCTTCGCTATATCTCTATTCTTCTTTGTATCATTTTTCAAAACTCTTTTAGCTGCTTCAATTGTTTCTCGTGGTCTTTTGTCGTTGGGATATTCCTTTTCAAAATTCTTTATAGTTAGTTCAGCAGAGAAGATGGCTAAAGAAATACTATCTTTCCTAGTCCATTTATAAAGTTTGATTATCTTTATTTCTTCCCAAGCTTCTTTATCACTTTGTGTTTTTGATTTTCCTTTAACTTCTACTTCAGCTATATATCCAGCACTTACATAATTCATTGCGTCAATTATATTCTTAGAGCAATGCCACCCAACCAAACATATTTGTAATGGTTCTTTGCATTTATACCAAACTCCTTTTTTGAATTTATGTCCGTATTGGGTAAGATTAGCTGAAAGTGATTTGTATCTTGTTTTCATATTAACGCTTTAAAATTATTTCTTTCCTATCTAATAAATCTTTAAAATCTTTAATTCTATCTTCTTGTAGCTTGATAGTATTCATTAAATTGCTTTGTATAAGTTCATTGTTTTCATCTATTATTCTTTGTGTTTCTTGTGTTTTCGTTTCATCAATTCCTAAATCAACTCCGAGATATTTCGCAAGTTTTTTAGTTGCAAGAAAATCATCTTTTAAATCCGCTATTGCTACATTATTTTGTAATCTGAATTGCTCCACGGAATCACAGCTATCTGAAAACCAGAACCTTGTATCTCCCATAAATACATCTATCCACCATTCTTTTTCTTCCCTATCTTCATTTATGCTACCTTTTTTAAATACTATTCCACACTCTGTAATAAATTCGTACTTTCCAGTTTCTTCAAAACCTTTTTTAAGTTGTGAGATTAGAAAATCTCGTGTTATTTTTGGCATAGTTTTTATTTGTTAAATTATTTTTGTTTTCATATTAACGTTTTAAAATTATTTCTTTACTATTTCAAACTCTTTAATTGGTTTTATTAAAGCATATAATACTGAATATCCTTCAACTAAACAAGCGGGTATAACCAATAAAAGAATTGTAAAATATATTCTAACTTTTTTCAATAATCTATAATCCATATCCTCTAAATTTCTATAAGCTCCAATTAAATACATCGAAAATAATCCTCCTGTTAAAATTGCTGTTATAAATGATAACGATAATGGAAAATAACTACCTCCTATTATGACATTTAAAATAGTTACTATAACAGATAACCAAGATATCTTCCATAGAAATAAATTTATTTTTAATATAAATCTATTTTTTAATGGTATAACTTTATCACTTGCAAGTATTTCTAAACCATTAATCCATCTTCTTCGTTGTTTAACTAAATCTTTAACAGTAAATGGAGATTGTTCTCTAATATATCCTTCTACCCAACCAAATTTATAACCCTTAGAACTTGCAATTAAAGCGAAATAAGCATCTTCTGTTATAGAACCTTGTTCGGTCAAATCAAATCCTATTATATCTTCAACGATAGCAGATACAAGAATAAAAGAACCGTGCATCCCAAACAATGGTTTTTCAAATAATGTAAATTGGAATCTAAATCTTCCTAAATCATCTCCTGTTCTTATACTATCTATAGCTGTGATAAAAGGATTTTTAAAATAATTATACGCATTATATTTTATTTCTCCTTGTCCTATTTTTTCAATATTATAAGGATTGTTAATAAATTCACCTATACCAATAATTACATCTTTAGTTATTATACTCTCCTCATCTAAATGTAGAAGCCATATATTCTTTAAATCTTTCTTTTTTCTTTGTTCTAATAAATATTGTAAGGCTCTAGCTTTATATAAAGTATTATTTTTAGTTTTATATTTTAAAGGTACTGTATAATAATTTATATCCAAAACTCTATCATTAATCTTAATATCCGTAACAACTTCTATATCATAATTAATATTAAATTGTTTGAGAATTTTTAAACTTTCTTCTATGGATCGTTTTAATGCTTTTTGATTATTTCCTTTAGACACATATACTAAAACAAGTTTTTTTTGATCATTCCATTTTATAAATTTTTTCTTTTCTGGAAATCCTAATAGAAGCCATGAAAATAAACTTGTAGGAATAAGTAAAATTCCTCCAAACCAAGACGATTTAATGAAAAGAAAAAATAAATCAACTATACCATCAAATGGATTAAAATAATTTATAGAAAAATAAATAATCAATAAGAAATATAAAATTATAGGAAATAATATTGATGAAAAATATATTAAATTTTTGTATAATCTATTCATTTATTTAAAATTACATTGTATCCATTTACCATCTATTTTGATTTGTAAATACTCCTCAAGGTCTTTTTCAAGATAAGTTGGGTGTGTTATTTTCCAAAACATAAGAACTCTTCTTAAAAAAGAAGTTAGGTATTGGTCTCTTTGATAAAACCACGCTCCTTTAGGAAGTTTTGCTCTAAATTCAAGTTTCATATTAGTGTTTATTCCATTCTTTTCTATCAACGGAATTATTTAAACGTTTTACTTTCACATTTACTTTTGCAAGATCTACATCGCAATCGTCAAAAGTCAAATCTATATCTTCTCCTTTTGTTTTTACTCTTATTTCATCAGGTTTGAGTCCAAGTTTATCTGCCCACATTCTTGCATAATCTGTACCTCCTCCTGACCAAATTATAAGATAATTTCCTTGTGCTTGAAACCATTTATAAATGGCTATTGTTTCGTAGTTTGGGGTATCTTGTTTTAATCCTGTTGCGATTGAAGGAAGTAAAAGACAATCATCTACATCCCAAGCAATTATTAATTTATTATTTTTCATATAATTTATTATTTTATATCTTTTCTAGGGTATGTCTTAAATCTTCATCTAAATTATCTAATTTTAACATCCAATTTATATAACTAGTATCGTTTACTTTATTTATCTCTTGTCCTTTATATTTTCCGAATGGGAACTTTTTTAAAATTAGTGCGTTTTTAGTAATTATTTTCATTTCATCTATATTTATCTTTTCATTTAATCTTTTAAATAATTCTCTTAAAACCAATACATCTCCTTCTGCATCATGAGCAGTTGCATTTATATCAATCTTTAAATAATATCTTAGATATTGTAATTTATGACTTGGTATAATTTCATCCTTATCTAAGTATTTACCTATCTTTAATGTGCAAATATAATCATCTATAACTAATCCATCATTTTCTAAAACCTTCAAATCAAACTTTGCATTATGAGCAACAAATATGTATCCTTGCTTAATAAAACCTTGAATCTCTTTAAACATTTCACTATCAATAAATTTCTCTTGCTCTTTAGCCATCTCATTTGTGATGTGATGAACTGCCATTGCTCCAACTTCAATCTCTTTTTCTGGATTAAATATCTTAACCTTTATATCTCCATCTCCAATACAATAAGCTAATTGACATAGTTTAGGATCTTCTAATCCTGTTGTTTCGGTATCTATAAAACAAATTTTATCTAAATTCATATTATTTGTGATTAAATTTATTAATTTGTTCAAAACAATATTTATCTATTAACATTATTGATTCACCTTTATCATTATAAATCGTTTCCATATTTTTATATAATTTAAGTTTATAATTACAAATTGCACAACATTTATTTTGATTTTCGTATAATTGTTTTTTAGTCATATTATTCTTTTATAATACCTAAAGCAAATTCTACTTTTTTTAAACAATCATTACATAAATCAAAACATCTAAATGTTTCATTTATACCTGAGAAATAACCTTTTTCTTTAAATTCAACAAAATTACCATTTATTCTACCATAATCTATTAATTCTTTTTCACATTTATTGCAAAAATATTTTATTTCTTTCATAAACTAATTCTTTATTACAGCCAAAGGAGTAAGTTTTACCAAGACCTCGACCAAGTCTTTTTGATTATCCATCACAGTTTCTATATCTTTATAACTTCCTACTGCTTCATCTAAATCTTCAACTCCCCTAATTGAATGTATAACTCCCATATCATCTAACTTCTTAACTTCTTCTTTTAAATTTAATTCTTTCTTAGCTCTTGTTCTACTCATCTTTCTACCTGCACCGTGAGAACAAGACATAAAACTTTCAAGGTTTCCTTTGCCTTTTACTATGTATGAAGGTGAGCCAAGTGAACCGGGAATTATACCTATTGTATCTTCTCTTGCAAGTGTCGCTCCTTTCCTGTGAACCCATACATTTTCTCCGAAGTGATTTTCAAGTGAAGCGTAATTGTGGGCTATGTTTATCATTTTTTCTTCTCCAATCAGACTATCGTAAATATGAAACCCATCTATTAAATCTGTAAATATATCTTTTACCCTCTCCATCATCAACTTCCTATTAGCAAAAGCAAAATCTACACAATACTGCATTTCTCTTAAATATGCTTGTCCTTCTTCGCTATTAACTGGTAAGTATGCAAGTTGCCATTCTTTAGGAACTGGACTGTGCCACCTCTTGTTTAGTTCTATTGCTAAATCGTTGTAATGTTTTGCTACTTTTAATCCAAGGTTACGAGAGCCAGAGTGTATCATTATCCAGATGTGTCCGTCGTCGCCCCTCTCTATGGAAATAAAATGATTGCCACTTCCGAGCGTTCCAAGAGATTTTAGGGCATTATTTTTTTCGTCTGAACAAATATTTTTCCAATTTTTTAATCCTCCATAACAAAATTGTTTAGTCCATTCTGGCATTAAATACTCATCTTGCATTTCTTTGTGCTTATTCATCCCAACTGGAATTACTTTCCTAATTTCACCCATTATTTTCTTTAAAGTTTCTGTATCAATTTCAGTTAAAGAAGTTTTTACAGCACAGAGACCGCAGCCAATATCTTTTCCGATTATGTTGGTTACTATAACATCTTTAGTCGCTACTACAGATCCTATTGGACAGCCGAAACCTTGATGGGAATCTGGCATTATTGCGATGTGTTTGTAAATGAATGGGAGATTTGCAAGGTTCTTCACTTGCTCTAATGCTCCATCTTCTATATCGTCAAGCCACATTTTTATTGGTTTTTTTTCTGTTGAGATTACTTTCATAGTTTTATTTTATAATTTTATTATAGCATCTTTTTAAAATTTTGTCAAGAGAAAATTGGGGATAACTTTATAACAAAACTTCTTGTTTAAGTCTATCCTCTCCAATCTTGCAGTATTCTTCTGATAATTCACAGCCTATAAAATCTCTTCCTAAGTCTTTACAGGCTCGTGCGGTTGTCCAGCTTCCCATGAAAGGGTCGAGGATAATATCGTTTTTATCTGAAACAGAATGTATAATTTTAGAAATTAAGGTAATTGGTTTTTGGGTTGGATGCTTCTTTTTATCAATTTCTACTGGTATTTCCCAAACATCACTGCCACCTTTTTCTACAAGAGATAGGTTTTTATCATTTAATCTAACATATTCATCAAATCTATTATCTAAATTTAAGATTTTTTTAAGATTTTTATAGTTTTTAAAAAGTGGTATGTTCCCTGTTTCAAAAAATAACCATCCTGCGTTACCACATCCTTTATATATTTTAAGTCCCATTTTTTCTTTTATTTGCTTTGTTGTTAATTTTTTTTCTTGCCTTTTTTTATAAATATATTCTCCAAAACCAATGTATATCTTTTTATTTAATCTTGTAATAATTTCATGGTTTCTACTATATCCACCATTTTTTTTATACCAAATTATTATTTCATTAAATTTCATTTTTTTACTAAACAATTTTAAAACTTTGGTAATCATAAAAAATTCTCCAAAAAATATAAGATTCCCATTGTTTTTTAAAATTCTTTCACTTTCTTTTATCCATTTTTCTGACCACTTAGTAAAATCATTCCAGTTTTCAAAATTATCATTCTTAAATTCTTTACCCATATTGTAAGGCGGATCCGTCAAAACTAAATCAACACAATTATCTTCCATTTTTTCCATTAGTTTTAAGCAGTCGCCACAGACTACTTGGTTTATTCCGTCTTTCCAATTTTTTAAATCTTTTAAATGTTTCATAACTTTATATCAGACCACCATTTAATATTTTCCTTATACCAATCTATGGTTTTTCTTAATCCTTCATTAAATTCTATTATAGGTTTCCATCCTAATTTTTTAATCTTAGATGAATCAATTGCATATCTCCAATCATGACCTCTCCTGTCATCTACATATTTAATCATTTGCTTTCCTTGATTCATTGTTTTTAAAATTTTATAAGTAAGTTGCAAATTTGATAATTCACAATCTCCACCAATACAATAAGTTTCTCCAATTTCTCCTTTTTCTAAAATCAAATCTATTGCCTTACAATGATCTTCTACATAAATCCAATCTCTTATATTAGAACCATCTCCATATAAAGGAACTTTTTTATTTTGCATTAAATTAGTTATAAATAATGGAATAACTTTCTCTGGAAATTGATAAGGTCCGTAATTATTAGAACAATTAGAAATCGTTGCTTGTATTCCGTAAGTGTTAATATAAGAATTAACTAAATGATCTGATGATGCCTTTGATGCTGAATAAGGACTTTTTGGGTCATATCGAGATTCTTCATTAAAGGGTTTTTCATCTTTCATAAGTGAACCATAAACTTCATCTGTTGAGATATGATGAAATCTCACTTCAATATTATTTTTTACCCAATTCAATAAATTATAAGTTCCGACAATATTAGTTCTAATAAATTCTCCTGGATCTTTAATAGAATTATCTACATGAGATTCTGCTGCAAAATGAACAATAGTATCAAGTTTAAATTCTTCATGAATTGCATCTAATTTAATTGATAAAAATTCATCTACAATATCACAATCAACAAAATAATATCTTGGATTATGTTTTATGCTTATTAGATTATTTCCAGAAGCCGCATAAGTACAAGAATCAAGATTTATAACCATTATATCTTTTTGTTTTAAAAGGTAGTGAATAAAATTTGTTCCAATAAATCCACATCCTCCTGTAACTAAAATTGTTTTCATAATACTATATTTTTAACATTACCAAATTTAATTATTTTGGTTGTAATTTCTTTTAGTTGATATTTTTTATTTACAACTGTTAATTGAATTGCCTTACATTCGTCCTTATGAGTTATAACGAAAGAATCTCCTATTATTGGTCCAGACACTTTCCACTCATCAGATTTTATTTTTGGATACTTTATTTTTAGATATTTTAGGAGTTTTGTTTTCATATAAATTTCTCTAAATATTTAATTGTGTCTTCACTTATAACCATTTGTTGTAAGTAGAATTGATAAGCAGGTATTACGCCATATTCTTGAACATATTTACCCTCTGAATCTATATAAATTTTTAAACCCTCTATTGGATCTTCTCCAAAAAATGCTTTGGCGAAGTCGTGGGAAAAAATGATGTCAAATTCACTAATCTTTCCATTTTCCCATAACCAAAGAATTCCTTTTTTCCATCCATTTCCAGTAGCCTTTTTAATAACCTTTTTTAATATTGTTTCGTTTGTCATATTATTTCTTCATTGATTTTTTTAATTCGACCTTTTATTTATAAATTGTAATTAAATATTTTTGTACAGATCTATCAGGAGTATCCCAATTCAATCTAAAGATAAATAGATAACCTTGATATAATCTCATTTTAATATATCTTTGATTTCTATAAAATTTTAAAAATACTTTTTGATTAAATTTTGAAATATACTTACTTTTCATCTTCTCATTACTATTCCAAGCTTTTATAACTATTTTTTCAATCTTATATTTTTTACAACCAAATCTCTCTATCAATCTTTCTTCTGCGTGTTGAGTGATTATAAATTCTTCAATCATATTTTTCTATAATTTCTTTATAATATTTTACTCCTACTTTCATTATCTTTGTTCTTCTTCTTGTTAATTGATCAAACCAATCTTGACCACGAGATTTTATAATTGCTCCTATAAATTGTGAAGCTCTTGCTGAATGAAAACCTAAATGACATCCAACACATACGGGTATCATATTTTCTTCTTCGTATCTTAGAGCTGAGCTTGAACTTTTTGGGAAAAAATGGTGACCACAAATTGATGGTTTTTCACATAGTTCGCAGTTTGGATATTTAGCTCTAAACCATATTTGGAATAATTTGTCGGCTTTGTTTCTATAGTAACTTATTTTTTTTGCCATACCTCCTTATATTAAAGTTGATTGCTTAAGATAATCCATTGGACACTCTTGTTTATTTATTCTATTGCCCATTTCCTCGTCGGCTTTTTTATTAGACCAGTATTCTAAACGCTTCTTGGCTATTATTACCATTTAACTTTATTTTTATGTTTTGAAATTCTATCAACCCATTTTCTAAAATCCTTTAAAGTGAAATCTCTTTTAGCATAATTGCACGCTTTACAACAAGTGACAGTATTTTTCTTTGTATATCCCAAATTACTATCAACTCTATCAATGCCATTATAAATAAATTCTCCGAAACATTCCTTATGTTTATATATTTGTTTTGGTTCAAGTCCACAATAAAAACAATTACTTTCCATTATTTGTTTGGTTTCTTCTTCAGATAGTTTATATTCTAATCCTCTTGTTTTCGCACCCCTTATATAACTTCTTAAAACCTCTCTAAATGAAGCATATCCATAACCCAAACTTTTTTCTCGTGTCAAAATTGTATTACGATAACATTTACAACTTACAGTATTACCAGTTTTTAATTTATTTGCATTTACGGTCGTAGTATTTCCACAATCACAGATGCAAAGCCACTTACTTTTACCTACATATTTTTGGGCTACTAAAAATCCAAACTTTTGTCCTGTTATATCTATAAAGTTACTATGTCCAGTTTTTATTTTAAATCTTTTAAAATATTTCCAAATTGTATGGGGACTACAATTAAATATTTGTGCAATTTCTTTTTGTGTTTTTTTCTTTTTAAAATATAAGTTTTCTAGCTTTATTTTTGTAATTTTGTCTGTTCCTCTATAAATTCTCTGTGATTGAAATGTAGTTCTTTTTTTAATTTTTAAACTATCCATACATCTACCTATCGCAGAACGAGAAACATTAAATTCTTTAGAAATTTTATCTAAAGTCATTTTTTTATTATGATACAAGTAGTATAATTGTTCTTTTTGTTCTTTTGTGATTTTCATATAGTATAATTATATCACAAGTTGCGTTTTTTGTCAAATAACTATAATAATTTTTTCTGCCTTGTATAGTAGTTCCATCTTTTTTGTCCGACTTCACAATAATGCTTATCCTGTTCAATAGCAACTATATCTTCAAACCCTGCGAAAAAACCACCGAGTGCTTCCGACAAAACTCCTGCAAATGGAACTAAAAGTTTTCTAGGAGCATACTCTTTTGGGGGTAATAATAGTTTAGCCAAATAAGTTGTGAGGTCTATATTTTTTAAAGTTGGGTGATCGCATTCAATAGTTCCATCACAAGTTCTTTGCTTTTTCGGAGCTTTACTGCAATAAAACACTGGATCTGCTGAGTCTATTTGCTGTGAGACTTGCTTGAAGAATCTGCTACAACCACCTAAATCATTATGCCCTCTAACATGTTTTGATGTATCGCTACTTCCCCAAATACTTCCTTTATTAGAAACCTCTTGTTTTTTACTTTTACTAACCCCACTCTGCCTATCAACAACCCCTGCCATTTCTTCGGAGAGGATGAAGTTTGAGGGGTATCTTGAGTTTGGGTTTTTATCTTCTTCTCTAATTTCCTGTGAACCTTGTCTTGCTCCACCTGCTAAAGTTCCTGCTTTTCTTAGCTTGTGAGGTTGTCCTTTTTCTTTACAAGGAATACGTCCCCCATCAATGTTAATCGCCCCAGCACCAGTTTTTGTGATTGATTCTATTGGTTTGCCCTCATAAGGTTTCTGAAACACACATATAAACTCAAATGCTGGTTTAAGGGCTTGGAGTCCGTATTTGTGGTGTTGCCATTGTTTTGCGAGGGGGTCGGTTGGTTCTGATAATAGTTCGTTATTATTTCTATCGCCACTTAAAGCACTCGTGTTTTTTTGTCCTGTTTGTTTTTTACTTAATGGATTTTTCTTTTTATTCATTGTTTCTTTCTTCTGTATCTGCGTATCAATCCTCGTCCCTTTCGGGAATCCTGAGCCAAAAAGGTAGCCAATAGCAGGATGAATCAAGAATCCCGCATCTTCAATCGCACAAGCCATTCTATGATAGCCACGAGTTCCAGCAAACGCCATACAGAACGCACCGGGGTGGAGGTGGGGCATAAGGGCTTTCCAAGTGGAGGGGTTGAAGGCTATGCCTGTGTTGTCCCATTTCTTACCCATAAAGCCTAATTCGTATGGTGGATCCATAATAGCTGAATGGAATTTTGGACCATTGTAGGTCTTGCACCACTCTAAGATACATTGATTTTCTATTTTAATCATATAATCTTTTTATAATTTCACAAACTACATTTGAAACGACTCCGTTACCGCACATTTTATAACGCTGCGAGTTTGAGATTTCAACCTTTTCTCCTTTTTCATTTATTCCATATTTTGTGTGTCCATCTTCCCAACTCATCAATCTTTCACATTCTGTCGGGGTTAGTCTGCGGATTCTTGTGCCATTTAATGTGTGCTGTTGCATTCCAGTATCAAGAGTTTGTGCGATTCCTTTCCCAACTCTACCTCTACGAGTTTTTGAGTTTGGGACTGATAAGTTTATTGAGTCGCCCTCTTTTGCGATAGCATAACCTTTTTTGGTTGCTTCTTTTATCATAACTCCGTGCCTATCCTGTGCTGTCAATGTAAATGACGGGTCGCCGTTTTCTTTAAAGCGTCTTCCGTTCTGTCGCTTGTTTGGTCTGTCGGGAGTAAGGACTGGAATTATTATCGGAGTATGTCCTCCACCTGTACCCATTGCTTGTGTTAGCGCTGGACTTTTATCTTTCATTATTGCTGCATTTTTTTGAGTTCCGCCAACAACAAAAGGTATAACAACCTTTTGTCCATTTCTTTCAGATTTGCTTCCTGTGTTGGGTGTTAGTGTGCAAGTTATGTTGTCTTTTCTTGATTTAGAATTGTAATCATCGTAAATAAATGGTTGTCTATCTTTTACAGCATACAACCCAGTCCTTGCACCTTGTCCACCTCCTTGTGCAGATAGACAAGAACTTAATCCATCTGGGTCATAAACTCTTTCTCCTTGTGATGAATTTCTACTTAAATCTTCATTACTTTTTTTCCATTTTTTAGAATTATTTAAACTTCCAATGTATTTTAATTCTTTTTCTTTTATGTAATTCCCATCCCCGTGTTGCTTATGTTCCGTAGCAGTTAAGCATCGTGCAATTTGGGTGGTCTGTAATTTCTCTTCACCCTTCCTAATAGCATTTTTGTCATCTTCTCCGAGAGGAAATACTTTTCTAGAACATTTTCCTGTAAGATTTCGCTTAAGCTCGGAGTATCTTTCCCATCGTGTAAGTGGAACTGGAAACAATGAAATTTGATTTTTGGATTGCATAGTAATCTTTTTTTTAGTTTATCTATTGTTTTTGTTGGTTTTTTCATAAAATTTCTTCCTTAGATAATGTGTCAAGTCTTTTTCCTACTATAAATACACGATTTCTTGATTGCGGAACAGAGAAATTTTTCGCATTCAAAACTTCAAAATCAATCGCATAATTTGCTTCACACAACTCTTCACAAATTATCTCCATAGTCTTTCCTTTATCGTGCGAAAGAAGTCCTTTTACATTTTCTAACAAAAACATTTTTGGTTGTTTGACTTTCAAGATTCTTATAACCTCATAAATTAAAGTTCCTCTCATATCATTAAATCCTTTTCTTTTTCCAGCAATTGAAAATGCTTGACAATTATGAAGAACGAGATTATTAGCTACATAAGAGTTATCTTCTTCAACCTCTATATTATATACTTTAGTTGATTTATTTATTCTTTCTTTAGAAACAAATCTGCCATAAAGATTTCTATCAATCCACAAACTATTATCTTGTTTATGTTTAACTTTATCAAAACCTATTGTCCAAGTATCTTTTTGATTAACAATCCTACCTTCTATTATAGTTGTTTTGGGTCTTTTGCAATATGTTATACAATAAGGTGTTTTATATAATCTATGTATTATTTGCCCTAATTGATAAATTAAAATCTTACTTACACTTGTTGCACGATATACTCCATTTGAATAGCATCCATCTCCACTTATATAACCATCTATGAAATATTGTAATTTATTTTTAGGTAAATTCATTAACCAAAAGGGTATAACCTTATTTGCTGCACCTTTACCACACTCTAAACATAGATTCATAAATCTTTCATCTATTATTCTACATTTATATACTGTTCTCTCTTCTGTTTTTCCTATAGAATATTTTGATTTTTCCGCTACCTGCAAGAACTCTTTTAATTTATGCTTACCTATACAAAAAATAACTTTATGATTATAAGAATTAATTCTATTCTTTCTCTTACCATTATTTATAAAGCCATCTGCTATATATCTACCAATAAGCCAACATTCTTCAATGGTTAATTCTTTTTTATTAGAACTATACTTATCACTCCATGTACCAAAACCTATAAAATCATCTTCTCTTAATTCATTAACCATTATCCATTCACTTTTAGAGAAAGTTCGTTTATTTACTCTATCTTTTGCATCAAACACTCTAATCATTTTTTTACAATAGAGTGGATGTTCTTGTGTAATCTGTAATAATGGTGATCCTTGAACTTTAAGATTATAAAAATGATCACTTTTTCTATTCATCGTTTTAACTACTTTCTTAAATCTATTTTTATGGGTTAATACCATATCACCAACTTTTATATCCTTAATCTCAATATGTCCTCTTTGTGTAGTAATAAGAGTATTGGCTAAAACACAAGGAAAACCACCAACTAATAAATCAAAATCTGGTAATTCTTCTGGGATTATTTTTGTGCAATCTCCATAGTTTTTTATATTTGGAAATTTATATTTAAGAACAGATGAAGCGTATTTATCTATTTCGCTCATCCCTACACATTCTGCATCTTCGTATGCTTGATGTATTCCCAACCCAAATCCTTCCACACCTGAGAACATTGAAAAATATTTCATAAAAAAAATCTTACACGATATTGAATAAGAACCCCAATACATTCGTATAAGATTTGATTAAGCATGGGATTTTATATGTATATTATACCATTTTTTTTCAGTTTAGTCAACAGAAAAATGTGGATAACTTTACTTTTTTTCTTCATTATTCATCAATCTTTCTCTGAATCTTGTAATGAATAAATCTTTATCTATATCACCATATTCTTTAAGTAAATTATAAAGAGTATCCAATATTTCCTGTGTTTTAAATTTTCGTTTTGTTGCGACTGTTTTTTCACTTCTATTACCTAAATATTTTGTTGTGATTTTATTCCATGAAGTATTTTTACCTTCAGGTAATTGTTCAAGAACTTCATCAAAATTATTTGCTTTGAATTGTGTGTAAAACTTTATGCAAAAATAAATATCTGCTGTTGATATTGCAAGATCTTTTGAAATTTGTTCAACAATTCCTTTACCGTATATCTTGCTTCTTTCAAAATTATTATTTTCGTTACTTACTCTTTGACCTAGTTCCCACTTACCTTGAATGAGTTCAATTCTTGAATTAAATCCTCTTTCTACTATTATTGCCTTACATTCTTCTACAAGATTCTCATACCAATCTTGTCCTTGTAATTTATTTATAATTTCTATTTCGTTTTTCATATTTTTTCCCTCATATTATTTATTTAAACTTTTAACTTTTTCGACTGCTTTATCTAATGAGTCTGGCTCTCTAAACACATTATTTATATTATCATATTTCAATTTAAAAGAGCGTTTATAAACTCCTTCTCTTCTATCTATTTCAACACTTAAAATAGTATTTCCTGTTAGAATATATTCTCTACCATCTCTTTCAAATTCACGCCATATCATTAAAACTTTGTCTGAATCTTGAGCAACTGCGGAACTTTCTTTTAAATCTTCAACTGTTGGTATTGTCCATTTTTCAATCTTTCTAATATGATGAACTAAGAAAATTACAATATCATATTTTAATGCAATTTTTTTAATTTTTCTAATTATTGTATCAATTTCAATTCTCTTATCACTTACTCGTTCACTGTCTTTCAGGAATCCTAAATGATCTATAAAAATAACTTTAACATTATGTTTAATTTTTGCTTCAGCAATTCTCTCCTCTATCCAAGCAATATTATCATTTTTAATTATATTTGGAACTAAGAATAATGGAAAATCATTTTTATTAAATTTACTGAATAATTGCTTCAATGTCATTTCATAACTAAACCATAAGCATAAATGTTTATCTTCTTTTGAAATATTTTGTGTCATTGTTTGAATTAGAGAAGTTTTTCCACATTTTGTTGGACCTGAGATTATAATAAGTTCTCCAGGAAAAAAACCATTTAACCAATTATCTAATGTTGGAAATCCTGATTTTATTATTTCTTTACTTTCATCTTCTTTTGCTTGAATATCTAATGCTATTTTTTTCTCAAAAGAATCTATTATTCTATCATCTTCATTATATTTGAAAAGATTTTTATTATTTCCTAAATCTGAGTATTCATTAAATATTTGTTCAATTTCTTTTTTATTATTTTCTATATTATTTCCTTGTCCGATATTTTGACTAAATTCATTTAATTTAAAAAACATCTTTCTCATTATTGAAGTTCTTTTTACTTCTAAAATATAATTACTTAAATTAGAACTAGTTGTTACTATATTTGTAAGCGAAATTAAATGAGATCTTCCTCCTATATGTGTCAATACTTCTTTTTTTTCAAGATATGAAGCTAATATAGCCATATCACTACTCTTAGTTTCTTTAATGCCTGAAAAAATCATTTTATTTTTATCAGAATAGAAATCATCTTCACTTAAAGAAGTTAAAACTTCTTCTACTTTTTTATGATCAATAAGTAGACAACCTAAAATACATTCTTCTATTTCTATATTTTGTGGTGGTTTTATCATAATTTTATATTGCTTTTAATTTCGTCTCCCCATATATCCCAACCTTTTGTTTTTTTTCTTGCAAATAATTCTATGCGGGGTAAGTCGCCCATTAATTCTACTATTCTTTCCCTTGCTTCATTTGGTTTTTTACTATGTTTCTCTCTTTGAGTTTCAATTAAAGATTTTATATTTTTCTTTTTAATTAATTTATGGATATCTCCTTTCGTTGCCAATAAACATAATTCAATTCCACTCTTCATAGTATATGCTCCCATAAAACAAACTGGTTTATTTGTTTTTGTTTTTTTAGCCCAAGCAAAACCTATTGTCTTATATTTAAACCCCCATTCACTTATTACTTCTATACATTTAACTAAATGATAATCTGTCGTCCAAATAAATAAAATACAATTATCATTTGCTATTTTATTTACTGCAATTTTTTTAATAGATTCCGAACCCAACACATTATATGGAGGTCTTCTCATTCCTTTTACAGTGGTACAATTTGGCTTTGCATCATTATCGTTATAATAACTCCAAGGTGGGTCGGCATATATTATTTGATATTTTTTCATTTTCTCTTTTTAAAATCATTTATTAGTTCGTTTTTCCAAAAACAATATCCATGAATAAATTCGTACATTTTTGGATCTGGATAATCATTATACCAAAAACCTATTTCTTTTTGTTTTTCAAAAAATTTAACCCAATTTGATAAATTATCTCCAATACTTATTTTTAGATCAATAATTCTTTCAATTTTTTCTTTACAAAAAGGACAAATTTTAAATTCTGCTAATTTTTTAATTGTGTAATCTTGTGGTTCTTTTAAGTTTAATAAGGTTTTCATAATTCTTAATATACGCCGTCCTAAGCGATTTTATTTTTAGAGTTATATATATTACCATTATTTAGATATACTCTTTGCTATGAGCCATTTAGAGCGATAAAAATCAATGTTAGATATGATCTATATACTTAGAAACTGTCTCTAATGTCCATTTAATGATTTTACCGTCTTTTTTTAACTCATCATCTAAATAATAAAATGTATCAATAATTCGTTTGTAATCCGAATCTTGCTTTCCTTGATTTTTGATATAGCATTTAAGCATTGATGCGGCTTTGGTATTTCTTTGAATGAAAAATTTTATCTGATCTTCATTTTCAAACTTAACTCCGTAATGTTTTGCAAAATATCCAATAATCCAAATATGTTTAGATTTACTCTTTTTGAAATATGATAGAAAATTTCCCGTCCGAAAACATTCGGACAATATTTCCTTTTCTATTTCTACTTCCTTTTCTATTTCCCTTTCTACTTCCTCTTCTATTTCTTCAAACACACCTACCTGTGTATCAGACACACCTACCTGTGTTATACTTTTTCCCTTATTTAAGCCATTATTTTTTTTAATCTCTTGAATTAGATTTTTTATTTTAATTGGAATATCTTTTAATCCATTTTCTATTCCTTTTTGAATATTTCCACTACTTTTCTGATGTTTTGAGAAATTAACGACATAAATCCAACCATGAATATAATAAATTTTATTGGCGTTTGATAATCTTGGCAATAAAGTTTTTTCTAAATTTTCTTTGTCAATTCCAGTATCAAGAGCAATTTGTTTTAGTGGTATTTCGTAAATTCCACAAATATTCGTATATTGATTAGTAATCAAATATAAAAATAATAATTTCTCCAATGAATCTAAATTAGAAATAAATGTATCTGACCAAAATTTTGTATTTAACATTCTATTTTTTCTCATATTTGACAAGCTTATTTTAAAAAACAGAGAGCTAATAAGATAATTTAATTTGAGGGAATCAAAGCATTTTATTAGGTCACTACCTTATAGGTAGTGATTTATTAGAATGGTACTTCCTCTGGTGTTGTTTTTCCTGTTTCTTTTGGTGTTTCTGGAGTTGTAACTTTTTCTGTCATTTTTGTAATGATTTCAGAAATAGGTTTAGTATTTTCTTCAATGAGTTTCAATTCATCTGGTGTTAATTCTGTATTATTTCTTGAGGGAATAACATTATATTCTGTTTCAAGTCCTGATCCTGTTTTTGTAATATTCATATCATATCCAGGGGCATCTTCAAAAGCATATTCTTCATTTTGAGCAAATGTTGCAATTTGATCTTGAATAGTTGGACCATAGTTGAATAATTTTACTAAACTATCTTTTCTATCAATAGCCCAAGTATAATATTTCTTTCTTGGTCTAAATTTATGCATTTGTTTTTTTAATTCGACTATTTCATCTTTATTGTTTGGATCTACTTTATTTAATTTGTCAGATAATTCTTGTCCATGTTGACAATATTTACATCCATTATCAAGTCCTATACAAACAACTGATTTCTTAATTTCCTCATCATAATGTTGAATAACTTCTTCATATCCAGAAATAATTCTTATTTTATTATCTCCTTGTTCTAATTTTAACCAATTACCACTATTACTACTTGGTTGATGATCTTTATAATTCATAATATTTTTTAATTTCACTTTGATTTAATTTTTTAATTTTAGCCACTTTAAATTCCACAGGAAAGACATGATTTTTTGGAGACGCATTTGGAAATTTCTTTTTAAAAAGTAAAGTTAATAACTTTAATTCTTCAAGATATTCTTCCTTATTTTTAATTTCCAAAAAACTATAACCTTTCTTTGTGGTATTCCCAAGATGTAATATCGCAGGAATCCCTCGACCTTTATTATCTGCATAATTATAACCAACAACTTGTATTCTATGACCATCACTTATACTCTTAGATGATTTCCAATCTATCGTATATAATCTCCCATCTATAATACAAGTATAATCCAATGTTCCAGCAAAACCTAATTCATCATTCCAGACCGTTCTTTCTATCGAAATAGTTTCTGGTTTATATTCTTCATACCAATCTAAGAAACTTTTGAGACATTTTTTAATTTTTAAAGCTCTATTTGATCTAAAATGTTGATTTATGTATTCTCCTAGAATTTTTTCTCCATTTAAGATTTTTTCTATTGCTTCGTGAATAAAACTACCATCTTCACCAGCTTGTGTTTTTATTTGGTAAGCAGTTTCATTGCCAACATCTCCAACCCATTTCATTAAACCATAACCTGTTGGATTAACTTGAGATAACATATATGTCATTGATGGTTGAAATCTCTTTGTTCCATCTGGTAAGGTAACTTGATAAAAACGCTCGTCAAAACAATATACATCAACTCTTTCTATTTCTTGTTTGATTTCTTTTTTATTTTCTAATGCTTCTTCAGCTCCAGCTTCTTTCATTTCGTCAAATTTTATATCGTTTTTTAAAGTATTTGGTTCCATATAATTTTAGTTATTTAATTTAAAAATTTTTTAGCAAGTTGTTCTTGTAATTTTTTATCTGCTCTTTCTTTTTGGATTTGTTTTATATAGGCATCTCTTCCAAATATAAGCCATAAATCAAAATGTTTTACCCAGTTTGGTTTTTTCCATTGTTTTGGTTTTTTTAATTTTACTGGAATCATATTATAATTATATTATAATTTTTAGTTTTTATCAATCTCTAAATTGGGGATAATTTATTCTAAATTAGTAATAATTTATTCTAAATTAGTAATAATTTATTCTAAATTAGTAATAATTTATTCTAAATTAAGGATAACTTTGCCTGACATTATGTCTTCAAGACAATCTTGACATATTTTTATGTGAGATAATTTTTGGTTTTGAGGGATGCTTAATTCCTCTTTTTTGAAATGGTTTTTACATTGGAAACATTCATAATTTTTAATTATTTTTTTAATCTCATCTTTCAAAAATTGTTTTCCAGCTTGAAAACCATCAATATAATCTTTATTATCTTTGTCTTCAGAAATAATTAAATCTAATCCAAATATTTTACCAGCATATTTATCTAAATCTTTTATTATTTTTTTTAAAATATCATTCATATATTTATTTTTTATCTCTTCTAAAAACATGAAGTATTTTTAAAAGACAAGTTAATCTACAAACATGACAATGAAAATACCACCTACCTTCTTCTAAATATTTATAACAAGGTCCTCCACATTGCGGACATTTAATATTGTAGTCCATATGATTGAATTAAGAATAAATTATAGTAGTGCATAATCAAATTACTTGCCATTGAAGCTATTATTATTAGAATAAGTACTTTAATTATTTGCATAAATTTGTAAATCTGGTTGACAGAATTATATAACTCGAGATTGATTCTTATCAACCAGAAATACGATATAAAGAAACTCATTAATACTTTTAACGCTATTTAATTTGCAAGCAATATGAGCTTATTTTTATTTATAATAATTTGGATTTGCTTGAATTAACGGATCACACATCCATTCTTTTTGATATCCAGTTTTAATTCTCCACATTGTCCATTCGGTAGCACATCTTATATCATCTGTGCATTCATCTGAAACTTCTGGATGAAAAATATCATTGATTTGAAAAATCCCTCTATCTACTGTTTTAATATAATGAGTGATAACTTTTTTGCCATCTATCCAAGCCCATACTGGAGTTTGATTCTCTACTCTATTGAACTTTTCGTATTTAAGATATTGACTTTCACAATTCGCTAATCTTAGTAAATAATCAATCCAAGGGAAATTATGTTCTTCTGCAATTTGTCTAATATATTCTTTATTAGATTGATTTCTTATTTCTGGCATAGTTTCTCCCTCGCAGATAACCTCATCTAAGTCGCACAATTGTTTCTCTGAGGTTTTTGCCTGTACATCCGGTACAATGGTTGGATTCGAAACTTTGTGGCTTAAGAACCCAAGAGATAAAGTTATTGCTATTGTGATTAAAGCAATTATTTTTAATCTCTTTAATTCTTTTTTTCTTCTTATTGTTATATATTTTTTCATATTTTCCTCCGCTCATCTATATAGTTGTGGGGGCAAGGATTTGACGAGATTTATTCTCCCTATGGGCTTAATAAAAAGATACTCCTTCGGGGCTTTACTTTTAAGCTATTAAGCTCGTATAGTCACCTTGCACCGATATACTTTAATAGGGTATATCTGACATTTTTAAGAAAACATCATGCGTTACCTAATTCCGCCACCCCACAAATATATAGATGAACTTTTTGTTTTTATCTCCTATTATAAGCGGGAGTTAACGCTAGACTTTTCCTCCATCCCGCCCTATCATCTACCTGTTCTCAAGGGTTTAGATAGGGTAGGTTTAGATTTTATTTAGTTGAATCTTAACTGCATCTGAAACATAATCTCCTATTGAATTTCCGTAGGCATTTTTAACAGCTTCAATTGCACCTACTTCATCATCAAATTGTAACATTCTCCAATTATAGTATTTTTTAGCTCTAACAAATTCTATTTTTATAGAATCAGATTGAAAAGAAACATCTGTATATTGAATAAGTTCCTTAATTTCTGCTTCTGACTGATTATAAATTTAGCATTCTCTTTATCCTTTTCACATTCTTCAGCATATTGACAATCTTCACATTCGCAATCTTTATTATGTTCATCTTCCATATATTTTTATTTTATAATTTTATTATAGCATCTTTTTAAAATTTTGTCAAGAGAAAATTGGGGATAACTTTAAGTTTTATAATTGGATGTTGGTATAATAATTCCTTGTCCAAATGACCAGCTAATTATGTAATTGATATAATCTTTAAATTCATTTAAAGTTAAATCATTTAGGCTTTTTATTTCTATATATTCTATATACTCTGGTCCATTATAACTAAATGTTTCAGATAAGAATCTATGTTTTAAAATTGAATGTACTCTATCTGTCTTTAATTCTTTTTTTAATGTAGGAATAATAACCCCCCAATAATATCGATTCTGGTTCTCCGATCTTGATAACTTACGAATATTTATTTTTATCTCAATATGTTTACCATTTAAAGATTCAATATGTTGTTGCATTGATTCTCTATGCTCTGTAACTAATTTATTGTCTTTTACTTCGCCGTAGAATTTTTGAGTATTCATATTATTTATTTTTTATAAATTTAAACTTAAATTCTTTTGAATATCTTCCTCCATTATATTTTACGCAACAACGAGTACAAGCAACATTTATTTCTTTATGATATTGAGATTTGTGTCCACATTTTGGACAAATTACTGTATATATTTGAGAAGTTATTAGTTTTCTTGAATCCCAACATCTTTTTCCATCACATCCTATTTCTATAGCTTTAAGTTTCCATTGCTTCATATGTCCTGCAAATGGACCACATAATGCGTGAGCAATTTCGTGTAAAAGTGTATTTACGAATATTTCTTCAGAATTTAATTTTGTTAATTCTTTTGATATTGTTATCTTTTTGCGTGCATAATAACAACATCCAAATCTTCTTTTAGCATTACTAAAATGAAATGTCCAATCATCTAATTTGTGTTTTTTGAAATACTCTTTTGTTAATTTTTTTGCTATATTAAGATTCATATTAAACACTTATCAAAACTTGTATTAAATAATTATAATCTTTGCTCATTGCTTCATCTCTTACCTTTGCTATTTCTTCGTCTGTCCAATCGGCTTTCTTTGCTTCTCTTTGAAAATATCCTATTAGAAAGAAAGCGTTTCCATCTTTTTCTCCTAAGTTTAAGTTTAGTTTTTCTTTTGGCATGTATTTTCTTATTTTAGTTTTAAATTATTTTAATATATTTATCTAATAGGTCTGGGATTGCTGTATATCTTGTTCTTGCTCCAGGTCGCATAAAATATTTATCACCTCGTATTGTTCTAACTTTGAAACCGACTAAAGAATTACCAAAAACACTCTCAGACAAAACTACAATTCCCTCATTTTCATTTAATACTTTTTCAAGAATTTTTCTTGTTGTTTTAATAAATCCTTTTGCTTTTAATTTTCTATCTTTTAGGATATGGTTTGCGTTAAATACCGCCCTTGATACATTTTCTTCTTTGTCTTTTGGTAATTGCAATTCTTTCATTATTATGTCCACCGCAGAAGTAATAGATATTTGTGGTTTTGCTTTTTCAATAGCATCTTCTATGATTTTTAATTCTTTTTCGGTTGGACTCTCGTCAAAATCGTATTCTTTGTTAAACATATTCTTTTTTGATTCATAAGGAGCTATATGCGGAAGTACTCTTCTTAGTCTTGCAGGAATAACTCTTCCTGAATTACATTTATTGCAACATTGTCCATCTGCAATCGGTAAAGCATTATTACCCCATTCTGTGTATTCTTTTTTACATATTACGCAGATTTTATTGTTTTTCATATTCTATTGTAATAAACTTAGTGTATCCAAATTCTTTAACTTGACCTTTCCATTCTTCTTCATTATATTGAAAAGCCCATCTTTTGTTAAAATTCTTAATCATTTCAGCTCTTGCTTCTTCATAATTTTCAGAGATAATTACTACATAATCTAATAATTTTTCTATTGGTTGACCGAAACCAAATGTAAAATAGTATTTTTTCATAATTTTGTAAGGGCGGGATAACCCGCCCTGATTTAAATCTTAAAAAGTAAATTCATCGAGGAAGTTCTCACATTCTTCTTTCCACGATAATGCATTGCCATTACCATACTCTTTTTGCATTTCTTTCGCCATTTTTCTTATTTCTTTCGGATTTAAGATTTCCTGATGTTCATTAAATTCCGCAATACTCATCGCTTCGCTCGTCCAATCGTGATAACTCGTAGTATGAGCGAATGCCATATCTATTTGGCGGTCTATTATCTCGCCCTCATCTGCGGATAATAGACCGCAATTATGCGAAGATATTTGTGAATTTTCGGGAGAGATAAATATTGTTTCTTCCATTACTCTGTCGTTTTTTTCAAAATCTATATAGGTTGCGTCGTCTGCGTAAGAGTTTCTTGCTTCTTTTATTTCATCTGGACTTGCTTCCTTGATTGCGACCATATACGGACACGAAGCATCGTGGTCGGTGATGATTGATGGCTTATTCTCGTTGTCCGCATTGCGAACGATGAGAACCTCCTCATTATCTTTGTTTTTCATACTTTTTTTTCCTATCGTGGAGGAAGGAAGATAAGGTCTTATCATTCCTTATCCTCCACGATAGAAGATAAGATGCCTTTCGGCTTAATTTATTTTAATTTATTATTTTTTTTGTTGAGGGGTCTATTACCCCTACTGCTAATCCAATATAAATTCCAATTAATTCTTGAGGTGATATTTTGTGGATTACAGATTTGATATACCCCAAGCTTTCGCCCTCGCAATGCTTTTCTAGTCTATCGGCGTTTTTTTTGCAATTGAGAATGAATTTTTTAGTTTCTTGTTTTGTCATACATTTTATAGGTTATTATAATTTCTTAATTTCGACCTTTTATTCTATAATTTAATTATAATATCTTTTAGATATTTTGTCAAGGGAAAACTGGGGATAACTTTTTTATAATTCACATTTGAGATAAAGATATAAGTTCTCGTGCTCTTTCATTTCTTTTTTATAATCCTTACCAAGTACGATTTTTAAATCAATTTTTTTATTTAATTGATTTATACGCTTAATAACTTGTTCTTTGGTTTCTTGCTTAGACATATATTTTAGGTATAATACTTGTTTAAAGCCCTCTAAACGCCGTTTTAAGCGACTTTTTAGGCTTTTCGCTATATTTGTACCTTCTTTTATTATATATAGGTATTTTTGCCTTATTTACCTATATGTTTTTTATTTTTGTTTTTAAAAGATATTATAATATAATTATATTATCTATACATATAGTATAGCATACTTTTAGAAATTTGTCAAGGGGTAAACATAAAATCGTCTCTTTTTGAGACGATTTTATTAAATAGATTAGTTGAGGTTGATTCGACTCTTCTATTTATTTTTGGAGTATTCCTCCGATTATACCTATGCTAAGTTCTAATAGTAATTTGAATCCACCACGAAGAGCTAAGAAGATTACTCCAATAATACTTCCATCTTTGAAAGCATCTAATGTAATATCTCCCCAATTAGCTAATAATACTGCGATCAAACCAACTAAGAATGTTAATCCTGAACTTATTAAGTATCTTTTCCAATTTTTTTTGATTGTATCTATCATATTTTTTTTGTTAATAATTAAGAGAATGGTTTTTGACCTTTAATATATTCATCTTTTTTTAATTGTGTCCAAATATCATACATTGATGGATTAAGTACTGTGTCAATGTCCCACCCACCATATATAATAGCATTTGATTCCTCACAAGATAAGAATGGAGATGCGTGTCCGATTCTTTTCAATAGTTTATGTACATATCTGCCACCCTCTGTCCAACGATTATGTATATGTTGAGGTGCAAATCTGAACCAAAACTCTGTAATCCAAACTTGTTCTCTACCATATCTATGATATGTTCTTGATTTATTCCAATGCTTTCCTTCTGTAAAGAATGGCGCGGGATCTATTGCTCCTCTGTATCCATTGTCTTTGTTAATAGTAGCTCCGTTCAATGTTCTTTTTAGTCCGAAATGTAGATGATCGCCGGTTGTATATTTTCCTGTGTTGTCAGCTCTTCCAATTAAGTCTCCAGTTTTGACTTTTTGTCCAGCTTTTACATTAACATCATATAGATGATAATAAACTGTATAATATCCTTCTCCTTTGTTTGTTGTTAGAATTTGAACACTTACTCCACCAGTTCCATCTTTTCCTGCCCAAGTTATCTTTCCATCGTGAGAAGCATAGACAGGACATTTTCTTTTTGTGCGAAAGTCAATTCCTGTATGTCCTTTGAGTCCCATTTTTTGATAAAAATCTACCCAGTTCATTCCGAATAACTGCGTAACTCTTATTTGTTTTAATGGTAATGTTAATTTTATTTTCATATATTTAATTTTTTATGAATCTTATTATGACAACTCTTACAAAGTACCTGTAGATTACTTTTTTTATGATTATTTTTATCTAAGTCAATGTGGTGCATATCAATATTTCTATTATACTTTTTATAATGTTGAATTTTTGTCATTCCACAAGAAACACATCGTTCTTTATCTCGTTGCATTACAGCATCATAATTTCCACCAAAATACCTTTTAACTTCTGATTTTCTGGCTCTTATCAAATGAGCATCTTTATTTTTGAGATATTCTAAATGTCTATCTCTTTTATTATTAGCCCTTAATCTACATGTTTTATATTTCTCTGGACTATTCTTTTTAAATGCTTGATAATTACAAGGTTGTGAACAATATAATCGTTTATTTTTTGGATAAAATTTAATTTCTTTACCACATATTTTACAATTTCCATAAATTATCTTTCCAGAACTTTTTAAATTTTTTAAACTTTTTTTGTTGAACATATATTTAGATTTAATATCTAACTATATTCTACACCATTTACACCAATAAATCAAGTACTTTATCTATTTAATATGATTTATATTTTAATTTTCTTTTATAACTCCCTTTACCTTTTTTTAGAGTATGTTTTTCTGAGCGTCTTGTAGGTTCTTTTCTAATGCTTTTGTAAATTTCTAATATTTTCATATTACGAAAGGGTCAGCGACCAGTCGATTGTAAGCGTTTCGACATTTGACTTAGCAATACCTGTTCCACTATTAAGTAATACATGACTTAGAAGGATTCCACTATCTGCGGCTCCAGTTGCATCACAAAATATCCCAGCTTCAGTATAAGTTCCATTACACTCTGTCGCTGAATAAAATCCAGTTACATAAGCTATATTATCAGCATTTGTATGACTTGCCGTTGTATTTCTATAAACTTCTGTTTCTAAGGTTGTATCTCCATTTGCTACAGCTGTATTTCCAGTTCCAAGAGCTATATAATCTACAAGCATTGTATTGTCTGGAGAAGAAGCTGTAAGATTATTTGCAATAAGTTTTCTACCACAAGTAGGAATTATATTTTCAAATTCTAATACTTCAGTTTTACAAATTTTATTTAATTTTCGAACCAAATGAATAAAATCACATCCTTTATTTCTTAAAAAGATAATTTTATCTTGTAATTTTTGTTGTTCAAGGGTTTCAATTTTTGCTTTTGTAAATTTATAAACTCCTTGAATACAAACTGGTTCAGTATGTTTTGATTTTATATTATTCATATTTTTAGCCGAGTCTACTACCACCGATAATGAACACTCGTTTATAACCAGATGGCGTATATGGTCCAGCCACAAATTCAACTTCCCAATCTAAGCTTTGAGCTGTAAATGTTTCACTCATTGTCATAGATTCAGATTGTAAATTATGTTCTATACTTGCAGTTACTGTATCTGTTATTGTAATAATCTCATCATGAGTATCTATTACATCAAGTATTTCATTTTCGTTAATAGTTATTTTTTTATTTTCTGTATTTATTAAATCTCTAAAAAAATCTATAATACCATAAGTTTTCGTTGTTACTAATGATATGTCATAAATAAATTCCGATTCAGTCCACATTTTGAATGTAACTCTATTTATAATAAAGTATTCATCAATTCCATAAGCATCTGAATTGATTCTAATTCTTTGACCTGCAGCTAATCCACTATTATAAGTTTTAAAACTAGACTCGGAAAGAGTTGTAGCATAATTATCAAGTTC